AGGTGTCGTAAAAACGCTTATAGATAAGGCTATCGCGAAAAAAAGGAGTAATAGAGGAGAAATGATATGGGCGGAGGCAAAGGAAATATAAAACCATCAGATGGCGTTCAATTCGGCAAAGGTAATAAAGCCGCTGAAAAATGGACAGAAGCAGTTGCACTAAAACTAGGGCAAGAGCTAATTGATTGGTTAAAGGAGGTTGATGAAGAGGGGAACGATAAAGCCAACATGTTTTTTAATGAGTTTCTTATAATTGAAAAGGATTTAGACGACAGCACGATTGACTATTTGTGTAAAAAATTTACCTCGTTTTCGGAATTAATTACAAAAGCGAAAAAAATACAAGAAATAAAGCTGGTTAAATACGGGGTTGCTGATAGGCTAAATGCTACAATGACGAAATTTGTACTAACAAATCATCACGGGTATAAAGACAAAACAGATTTAACAAGCGACAATAAAGCGATACAAGGCGCACAAATCATCGACCCCTTCGCACAAATGAGACTAAACAATGGAATTAACACCGAAACAAAAGAAAGCGATTGAATACCTAACCGACCAAACAACTGATTACCTCGGTTATGGTGGTGCAGCTGGTGGCGGAAAATCCGTTATCGGCTGTAAATGGTTAATGGAGCTGGGTTTCTATTTGCACGGTGCTAAATTCTTTATCGGTCGTGATTCAATCAAAGATACAAGAGCATCTGTTTTAAAGACTTGGTCAGAGGTTGCAAAGAAAATCGGCTTCACTGATTATAAATTCACTGACATAGGCATAGAATTTAAAAACGGAACGGAAGTTGAGTTATTAGATTTGACATTCTACCCCTACAAAGACCCAATGTTTGAACGCTTAGGGTCGAAAGAATATACAAGCGGGTGGATTGAAGAAGCTTCACAGGTACACCCTTTAGCATATCAAGTTTTGAAAACACGTGTCGGGCGATGGAAAAACGAAATAGTAAAATCAAAAATACTTTGCACGTTTAACCCAAAAAAGAACTGGGTTGATACTGAATTTTATCGTCCGTTCATTAAAGGTGAAGAAACCGCAAAAACAAAGTTCATTTATGCATTGCCAACCGACAATCCTTTTTTGACAAAAGATTACATGGATAGGCTTTACGAGTTACCCGAAGGGGCAACAAAGCAACGTTTGCTTTATGGGAACTTTGATTACGATGATGACCCAACCGCAATGCTCGAATACAAATCTATCTCTGCAATTTGGAATAAGAAAGCAGGTAAAGGGATAAAGTATATTACTTGTGATGCTGCCCGATACGGTTCAGATAAAGCGGTGATAATGGTATGGGAAGGCTTCACGGTAATTGAGATAATAACTTTCGATTTATCTTCAACAACTTTAATCGAAAAATCAATTCGTGCATTATGTGCAAAACATACAATATCATTGAAACGAGTTGTAGTTGATGATGATGGCGTGGGCGGTGGTATTGTGGACCACTTAAAATGTGTTGGCTTTGTAAATAATTCAACGCCAGAAAATCCTAACTACTCAAACTTGAAAAGTGAGTGTGGTTATAGGTTAGCAGAATTATTTGATGAAGTTTCAATCAACTGCATAATAGATGCTGAGACGATAACCAAAATTGAAACCGAATTAGGGCAATTAAAAACTTACGATGCTGACAAAGATAATAAGTTAAAGATATTACCTAAAGATAAAATCAAAGAAAATATCGGTCGAAGTCCGGACTATTTAGATAATTTCATTATGCGTATGTATTTTGAAATCGGACGTAAACCCAAAACAATAACGCCTAAAATCGGATTTTAAAATGGGAGTGATACAGATAAAAATGCCTTTGTATAACGAATTTGCAGGATTGGCAAAGGAGCAACAAAACGAATTAAACACGGTAATAAAATACGCAAAGCCGATTGAAATCAACTGCAAGGCGTGGAAGTATGGCGATGTGAAAACAACACAACATTTACTCACGAAAGAGATTAATTTTGATATATTCAATATTATCATTACATTTGCGCTTGGGAAGTATTGGCATTCAAAGCGATATGACATAGTTATGTTATCGTGGAAGGGCATAATCAAATCAATTAGCGAGATTAGCGAATTTGAAGCGAAAGCCTTTAAAAGCCGAAAGATTGACACGAAACTAGAAGCAGCTATCGAAAGTGTAGGCGGTTTTGAAAAATTCAATCGGCTGCCCGAAATAGTAAAACTAATGGAGTATTGCAACTGTAAATACAACGAAGCATACGATATGGATTGGAACACGGCAAATGCCATTCAGTGGTATAAGCATACTTTAAATGAAGTACAAAAAGAATATAACGAGCAATGAGAAACATAATTGATAAACTTTCAAAACATGCCGAGTCGAAAGGCTACAAAGCTGAATACATCTCAATAGAAGGTATTCAAAGCTTCGTGTATTACGACAGAGTCCCCGACAATGGCGATGTGTTGGTTGGGATAACATTTCCGATACTCACACCGAATTTAACAGGCGGTGCGGTGGAGTCGAATACACTTAATTTTGCGATTATGTTCGGTCGCAAATCAGAGAGCAACACATGGGCAGGTATTGATGAACTACCAATCGAGAAATGGAACAATCGAATGTACGAGCTTTACAATATCGCACAGTCGTTTATCGAAGGTTTTTTCAAACAATGCAATCAAGAGTACGGTTTATCAACTTATCGAATCACACCCGAAGTAAATCGTACAAGTATCAACATTGACTTTGTGGTGGCTGATATAACTGTAACAGAATGGAAATAAAAACCCAAAATATCATAACCGATTGGCTGAACAAAGCTAAATCCGATTACATAGCCCTTTACATTTCAAAGGGCTTAAAGGCATCGGGTAAAGTCGGAAAAGAAACGAGGGTCGAGATAACACCCAATGGGGGCGAGATTTGGACACCTCGCTATGTGGGGGCGTTATTATATGGGCGTTCACCAAACAAAGACCAATCACCCGAAGCATTAAGAAAGTGGGTAGGTTGGGCAGGCTCGACATTCCTTGCCGAGTGGGTAAAGAATAAACGAATTAACGCAAATCCATTTCAAGTTGCTTGGGGGGTTGCAAGAAAAGGAACTGATGTCCCGAACACTTACAACGATGGGTTGCTTTATAGCGACACCTTCACGCCTGCAAGGTTCAACGAATTATACAAAGCACTTAGGGCGGAATTAATAATCGAAATCAAACAACAAACAAAAGAGACATGGCTGAGATAAACATAACAAAAGGATTTAATTCACTGACAGGGGTTTTCAATCCTGCTTATATTCAATTTACAATAACAAGCGGCACGATACCAACTATCACTATTGAGGGGTATTCTTTCGCACCAGTTAAAATTTTGACTTCGGGCGGGTTAGATACCTATGTAATGGACTTTCAAGATATATTAAAATATATTATCGGGCTACCAGAAGAAAATATAAACAACTTAAACAACTTAAAAAAGACAGTAACAGCAACGGTTTCAGCACCTGCATCAACTAGTAAAACATCAAGTACTATACTTTGTTATGCTTACGATATGATAAGGACGCAAACAACAGAAGACGTAAGTGTTCGCACACTTTACGATGCTGGTAGTCGGAAACCACAATATCACTATGGCGATGTTTGGATTTTCTTTAGTGGTGCATCGGGAAATTATTCAGTAAGAATAAACGGAGAAACAAAAACAAAATATCTAAATAATGGATATACGCTAATTAATATAAGCGACTTTGCAAACCAAAATGGATATATGGAAATAGTCGGTACATCTTCGGGCAGTCAAATTATACGAGTTGATAAACAGTTTACCGTTAGCGACCAGTTTTTGTATTGGATTGATTCGGATGGGAAGCCCCAAAAACATTTATTTGATATAGTTAAAAAATCAACAGCCACAAAAAATGTTCAGTCAGTCCCAGTTTACAACTATGTTTATGAGCTTACAAAATCGCTCGATAGGGTAATTAAAAAAGAATCTATAACAGGGGTAGTGTTAAACACAGTGGCATTTAATTATAACATGTATAATTATCTGCTTGAAATTTCAAAGTCATTGATAATTTTTTATTCAGAAAGGTATTGGAAAATCAAATCCATTCCAGAAAATATCTCCGAATGTCGTCAAAACTAACAGGGCAGCGCATTGACGTTATGCCCAATACGACCATTGAAATCAACATGGGCGGAATTTCGTTATTGAACTTGCAGGACAGAACGGCAACTTATAGTAACTCGTTCACTTTGCCACGCACGCCAAACAACGAGCAGATATTTGCGTTTGCAAGTCAGCCGACACGGAACAATCGACCCGAAATTGAAGTAATCATTCAAAAGGGACTGTTTAGCAAAAATGCTCGATTAAAAGTGTTGAGTTTTGAGGGTGATTATAAAGTTTCGATAAGTTATGCAACGAGTGAAACGCTCGAATACTTACAGAATACCAATTTTTACGAATTAGAAACTGCGGAGAAAAAAGGTGATGTAAGGCTTGCGAATATTTACACACCTAATAGTGCTGATGATATAAAATTCATTGAAGCATTTGCAGAACCATCGCCAATCAAAACGTATGTTTACCCGATTATAAGCGGACACACTTTGCCAGTCGGAGCTAACAAAGGGGGCGCATTCTTGGGATTAGACTCATTGTTGCAAATTTTGTCTGATAACAATATAATTGTTAATGGCACAATGTTTTCAGACCCTTTGATAAATAGGGTTTGCTTTCATAATCCTTTTGTCGTTATTGCAATATCAGAACTGCCTGAAATTATAATGGGACAATATAAGTATGATATATTTAGCTTAAACAGTGCTACAAAAACAACTTTTTGGGGCATATCTGATTTATTAAAATCATTAGCGCATATATTTTGTGCAGATGTGAAAATAAATAACAATGTGATAACAATGGATAGTTTGAATTTTAACTCAACACCCATAACCATCGAGGGTTTAAGCTTTAGTAAAAGTTTATATTCAGGAAATGCATTTAAAAATTACATCAATTACCAGATAGTCGACAAAGACGCTGTTTATTCTAACTTTGGGGGAGATAGTTTTTTTGGAGATGGCGAAAAAGAAAAAGAGGTTTTGAAGATAAATTCTTTTATCCCTAAATATTTTGCAGGGACGTATTT